ACGAAGGCCACGGGCCATTGGAACGGCGACCGCAAGCAATCCACCCTCTGGAAGATCGACAAGCCCCAGAAGTCCGAGACGGGCCACAGCACGCAAAAGCCGGTCGAGTGCATGCTCCGCCCCATCCAGAACAACTCCAGCCCAGGACAGGCGGTGTACGAACCGTTCTCGGGATCAGGAACCACGATTGCTGCAGCCGAACTATCCGGGCGCTGCTGTCACGCTATCGAACTTAATCCGCAATATGTCGATGTCGCGGTTGAGCGCTGGCAGAACCTATCTGGCCAAGATGCCATCCACGCCGATACCGGCAAGACCTTCGCCGCAATGAAGGCTGAACGGTTGGCCAATTCAGACACGCCACCCGCTAAGGAGATCGTGGAGCCGAAGGCTGAGAAGCCCCAGCGGACCACATCGAAGCCGGGCGACGGCAAGCTAACGGAGACAAAGAACCATGGCGCCAAAAACAAGCGCCAAACCCCAAACGAAGCCAAGCCAAAAGCGTAAGACTGGCGCTGGAGCCCCGAAAGGCAACAAGAACGCAGTCGGCAACAAAGGCGGTCGCCCCTACAAACTCGTATCCAATGAAAAAACGCTCGAAACGCTTTCCGGGTTGGCCAAAATCCAATGCACCACAAAGGAAGCTGGCGCCGTTTTTAACGTTGACGAGAAAACATTCATTGAGTTTCTCCAGCGAGATGAAAAGGCTAGGAGTGTTTGGGAGTTTGGTAAAGAGAACGGTAAATCGAGCCTTCGCCGTGCGCAGTTGAAGGCTGCGCTTGAGGGCAACACGACCATGATGGTGTGGATGGGAAAGCAACTACTAGGCCAAAAGGATAGGCTAGATGTTGGTGGCGACCCGGATAGTCCGATAAAGAATGAAATATCCTTTAAAATCGAATTTGTGAAGAGCAAAGAGTGCATGGATGCTGGCGATTAATTCCAACAATGCTAGTTGCGGAAGGTTATCGTTCATGCAAACATAGTGTCGCAATCTAGGAAGTGGCGCTATGAAATACAAATTGAAAAAGCTTCGCGGTCTTGTCGACTTAACTGGTCGGAGGTTTGGCCGACTCGTTGTCACGTCCCTCGTTGAAAGGGATTGTAGCGGTCAGAATGACCACCTTTGGATGTTTCAATGCGACTGCGGAAAAGAAAAGGTAATACGCATCAAAAACGTTAAGTCAGGCAACACCCAATCGTGCGGATGTATCGCGCGGGAGGTGTTGATGAACCGAAGCATTACCCACGGCTTAACCATATCCCATCCAAGAGAATACCGCGCATGGAAGGAGATGAGATTGCGTTGCTCAAATGAGCACGATGTCGATTGGAAAGACTATGGCGGAAGGGGTATTTCGGTTTGCGATCGGTGGCAGCATGGAGATGGGAAGATGTCTGCGCCGGAGTGTTTTGTTTTGGACATGGGCAGGAGACCTCCGCGCACAAGCCTTGATCGCATTGATGTTAACGGGAATTACGAGCCTGAAAATTGCCGATGGGCTGATGCCAAGCAGCAGGCGTCTAACAAGCGGACAAACGTTTTTATCGATTTTCGCGGCGAGACCCACACTATCACCGAGTGGTGCCGACGCTTATGCGTTGAACGAACCAGAGTGCAGTATCGCATGAAGGTGGGAATGTCTTTCGAGGAGGCGATAATTGAAACGGATCTGCGAAAAACGAATACAAATCGCAGACGGCTTCTCGTTCCTGTTTGAAAATAAGGCAAGATATCGTGCAGCATACGGGGGGCGCGGCAGTGGAAAATCCCATTCTTTTGCATCTGCCCTTGTTTTGATTGGGGCAACGCGCCCTATACGCGTCCTGTGTTGCCGAGAGATTCAGAAGTCAATCGCGGATTCTGTCAAAAAGCTACTTGATGACTGCATCTCCGCGTTTGGCCTTGGGCCAGTCTACCGCTCCACGCAAACGAGCATCACCACACCAGCCGGGACGGAATTCATCTTCGCCGGGCTGCGGACGAACGCCGACTCCATCAAGTCCATGGAGGGCATTGACATTGCGTGGGTGGAGGAAGCGAACACCGTCTCACAGCGCTCGATGGATTTGCTCATTCCGACCGTGCGCAAGCCGGGGTCTGAGTTGTGGTTCACCTGGAACCCTCGCGACGCGAAAGACCCGGTTGACGCGATGTTTCGCGGCGGCGAACCGCCGCCGAACTCGATTGTCCGCAAGGTCAACTTCACGGACAACCCATGGTTTCCCGACGTGCTCCGGGAAGACATGGAGTGGGACAAGCGGCGCGATCCTGACAAGTACGCCCATGTCTGGCTTGGGGAGTACCGACGCAACTCCGAAGCGCGGGTGTTCAAGAACTGGCGCATTGGCGTTCTGGAGGTTCCCGAAGATGCGCGGCCGTACTATGGGGCGGACTGGGGCTTTGCAACTGACCCGTCTGTGCTGGTGCGGTCTTACCTGCTTGACGAGCGCACGCTGTACATAGACCGGGAAGCCTACGCGGTGGGGTGCGAGATCGATCACACGCCAGCGCTGTTCGCGGGCGATGATACCGCCACGCCGCCACGGTGGGCAAACCCGAAGCGGTGGTCTGGAGTTCCGGGCGCCGCCAAGTGGCCCATAACTGCGGATAGCGCCCGCCCCGAGACGATTTCGTACATGGCAAAGCGCGGGTTCAGGATTACGGGCGCCCGCAAAGGTCCTGGCTCAGTTGAGGAGGGCGTCGCCTTCCTGCAATCGTGTGACATAGTTGTGCATCCTGACTGCAAGCATGTAATTGATGAGCTAACTTTGTACTCTCACAAAGTAGATAAGCTTACCAATGAAGTGCTTCCTGTATTGGAAGACAAGAAAAATCACTGCATAGATGCAATCAGGTATTCACACGAAGGCTCGCGGACCGTTTTCAAGGGCCAAGCTATGTTTGAGCTTGCCCGTCAACGTGCTGAACGGCAACCAACGCGTCAACTAGAGAAGATAATCTAATGCCCCCAAAAGGTGGAACGCGAACGCCGCTGAACGTTTCCTTTCAGCAGTCGTTTAGCCCCGCGTGGGGCGTATTCGGCCCTGGTGAGCCGCTGGTCCCGCCAGACCCACAACCGCCCCGCCGCATTGATTTCCCCGTTGGCGTCAACACGATCCAGACGCCACGGGCTTACGAGAGCTTTGGGTTTCCCGAGCTTCGCGCCTTCGCGAACGTGGAACTGGTGCGGCTCGCCATCGAGACGCGTAAGGATCAGCTTGAGCGCCTCCGCTGGACGGTCAAGCCCATTGAGGGGCGTCGCCTTCGTGCCGATGCGGAAGAGCGGGCGCGCAAGGTAAAGAAGTTTTTGCGCAAGCCGGACGGGACGACGCACTTTTCGGTGTGGTTGCGGCAGTCGCTTGAAGACTTGTTCGTGCTCGATGCACCTGCTTTTGAGTGTCGTCGAAATCGAAATGGCGAACTTATCGCGCTAGATTTAGTTCCTGGCGATACGGTGAAACTCCTTGTTGACCAGAACGGCAGAACACCAATAGCGCCAGCCCCGGCATATCAGCAGATAATCAAGGGACGCGTCTGGGCAAACCTGACAACGCAAGATTTGCTGTACTTGCCTCGCAATCCGCGCGCTGGTAAAATCTACGGGCTTAGCGTTGTTGAGCAGATTATCGTAACGATAAACACGGCGTTACAAAGGCAAGCCTCGCAACTTGCCTACTTTACTGCCGGAAATGTCCCCGCTGGACTTGCGACCGTCCCCGATGGATGGACCGTTGACCAGTTGAAGGCATGGCAAGAGTGGATGGACGACGCGCTATCCGGCAACCTTGCCGAACGGCGCAAAATCCTCTGGGCTCCGGCTGGCTCGAAATATCAGGCGTTCAAAGAAGCCCCGATCAAGGATGACTTCGACGAGTGGGTGGCGCGCATCGTCTGCTTTGCGTTCTCCCTTCCGCCGACGCCTTTCATTCGGCAGATGAACCGGGGGACGGCGACCGACGATAACGAGCGCGCGATGGAGGAGGGGTTAGCCCCTCTGATGGCGTGGGTGAAGCGCCTGGGCGATTACATCATCCAGGACGAATTCGGCTTTGCGGATCTGGAGTTTGCCCACGAGTCCGAGCGCGACGTTGATCCCGAGAAACAGGCGCGCTGCAATGACACCTACCTGAAGACGGGCGCTCTCACCATCAACGAGGTGCGCGACAGCGTTGGACGCGACCCGATTGATGGCGGAGACAAGCCGCTGATCTACACGGCGACGGGCGTCCAGACCCTTGAGCGAGCGCTTGCCGAGCCTGAACCGGCGCAGATCGCGGCGCCCGGCAACGAACCGGCTTCCGAGCCATCCGACGCGGCGCCAGCCACCGACCCAGAGTCCGCGGTAAAGCTCGCGGCCGTGGTCGCCGAGCTATTGCGAACACATCCCGCCCTTGCGGCGAAAAACTGAGGAAAATCATGCGACTATATGGAGAGATTTCCAAAGTCGAGCCGCAGGACGACGGCACGATCAAGGTATACGGCATTGCGTCGAGCCCCGCGCTTGACGCCCATGGCGAGGTGGTGACGAGCGCGGCCATGAAGGCCGCCATCCCGGACTATCTTGCGTTCCCAACCATCCGCGAGATGCACGACGCCACCAAAGCTGCCGGGCGCGCCATTGAAATCGGCGTTGATGACGACGGATCAACCTCCATCGTCGCCCATGTCGTTGACCCCATCGCCATCACCAAGGTGAAGAACAGCGTTTACGCGGGGTTTTCCATCGGCGGGCGCATCAAGAAGCGGAACGCCGATGACCGCACGATCATTGAGGGGCTGGAGTTGGTGGAAATCTCGCTTGTGGATCGCCCAAGTTGCCCGGAAGCCGTGGTGAGCCTCTGGAAGAGCGACACGCCAGCTGAAGGCGACGATCCGGCCGACGAATTGGCCAAGACTGACGCCCCGACCCAAGTCGAGGAACCGGCTGAGACCGCCGAGGAAATCGCCAAGGTCGATCCGGTCGAAGATCTCACCGACGCGCAAAAGGCCGCATCCGAAGCTGACGCCATCATGAAGAGCGTCATGGCCACGCTGGAGCGCCTTGAGAAGGGCGCCGAAGTCGAGACTGCCCCGCGCCCAATCCCGCCCGCTCTTGTGGCTGGCCTGGAGTTGCGCAAAGGCATGTACGATCTGCGCAACCTTGGCTGCATCCTCAGCGATCTGGCCTATGCCATTTTCAACGCCGATTGGGAAACGAGCGACGAAGGCGACGCCTCGCCAGTCCCGGCAAAGCTCCGCACCGCATTCAATGCGCTCGTGGAAGCCTACCGAGCCATGTCGGATGAGGAAATCGCTGAACTGGTCGCGAGCGTCAACGGCACGGAGTTGACGAAAGCGGCGGTGATCAGCCTGGGTGATCTGGCCAAGGTGGAAGGCGAACTCCCCGCAGAGCAGATCGAAGCCCTGACCGGCGCAATCAAGCCGCTGCTGGCCAAGGGCCTCGCCCTCGCCGACCCCGCAGACGATACCGATCGCTTGACGAAGGTCGCGGAGGCTGACGACAGGCTGGCCAAGGCCGAAACCGCTGTCGAGCGCCTGACCACCGAAAACGCCACGCTGCACAAGTCGGTTGGCGACATGACGGCCGGACTTGCGGCCCTTCGCGACCGCGTTGAGAAGCTGGCCACCGAGCCTCTGCCGTCAAAAACGGCGGGGAGTGTGCTGGCCCGCGCGGTGAGCAAGGAAGAGGACGTGGGACGGGCAATCGAGCGTCCGGCTTTCACAGAGGAAGACGTGCAGAAAGTTCTTGCAGCACTTCCGGCAGATGAGAGGGCAATGCTTCTAATTAAAGCTGCCCACAAGACGCCAAGAGCAGCAAACCGCTAACACAACACAGTTTTCACGGCCAGCAAAAGGCCGAACCGCAAGCCGCCCTCGTTTTGAGGCGGCTTTTTTGTTGGCCAAAAGGAAAGCCAAAATGAACGAAAACGATCTTATCATGAGCCTGATCCGTGATTCTCGCTCGAATCCGTCAGAAGACATTGCCACAAAGGTGCTGTCGCTGGCTGGATACGGCGATGATCTGGCGAAGAGCATCACCACTGCTAGCGGACTGGTCGCCTATGACCTCCAGGCCCCGGCGAAGAACCTCTATCCGTTCGTAACCCCCATCCGCAACCGGCTTCCCCGCGTTGAAGGTGGTCGCGGTCTGGCCACCAACTGGCGTCAGGTTTCCGCGCTGACCGGCTCGGGCTTCGACAACAGCCCATGGGTGCCGGAAGGCCAGCGGGCGGGCAAGATGGCATACGCCACCGCGAACAAATCAGCTTCATATGTCACTCTCGGCGAAGAGGACGACATCACATTTGAAGCCGATCACGCCGGGCGCACCTTCGAAGATCTCCGCGCGTCGATGACCTTCCGCCTGCTCCAGAAAGCGATGCTGAAGGAAGAGGCTGGCATCATCTGGGGCAATAACAGCCTGTCCGTCAGCGCTCCCGCTACACCGACGCTCTCGGCGTCCGGGTCCGGCGCAACTCTGCCAGCCGCCACATACTCGGTTATCGCTGTCGCCCTGACCGGCGAAGGCTATTTCAACTCCAGCCTCGTCAATGGCGTCGCCACCAGCGCGACCGTGACTGGCGCCGATGGCCAGACTTTCACGCTCAATGGCGGTTCGTCCAACAAGTCGTCTGCCGGTTCTCAGGCCGTGACGCTTGGCCAGACGCTCTTCTGTAGCGTTCCGGTTGTGTCCGGCGCCGTGGCCTATGCATGGTATGTGGGCGTGTCCGGTTCCGAGAAGCTGGAGCGCATCACCACCATCAACAGCGCGGCTTTCTCGGCTCCTCTGGCGGCCACACATCAGGCCGCGACCGCGATCACCGCGAATTGCTCCACCAACAGCACTGCGTTCGATGGGCTGGTGTCCACGGCGGCCAATTCTGCGAATGGCGCATCCGTGACCGCGTTGGCCACAGGCACAGCCGGAACCGGCACAGTGCTCACCGCGTCGGGTCGGGGTTCGGTCAACGAAATCGACAACATGTTGCAGGCGATGTACGACACCTACCAGTTGTCGCCCACCGTGCTGTATGTCAACAGCCAGCAAATCAAGGACATTACCGCGAAGTGCCTGTCCTCTGGTTCGGGGCCGTTGCTCCAGTACTTCAAGGACGCCAACGCTGGCGAGTATGCGCTTACCGCTGGCGGCGTGATTGAGTACTACTTCAATCCGTTCTCCAATAACGGCGGGACTAAAATTCCGATCAAGATCCATCCTAAAGCAGTTCCCGGCACTATCTTTGGCTGGTGCGAAGATTTGCCAGCACAGTATCAGAGTAATAACGTGCCAAATGTTGCTGAAATGCGTATTAGGCAAGCTTTTTATCAGATTGATTGGCCTTTAGTTACTCGTAAGCGCGCTTCTGGCGTGTATATTGAGGAAGTATTGGCTGTATATGCTCCGTTTGCAATGGGACTTTTACAGAATGTTGCAGCAGGATAATCTTTGACATCGCGAAATTAAGTTTCGCTTTTCATCGATATTGTGCATACAAACAAGCATCGGCTCTGCTTTCAACAGTGCCGATGCTCTAACTGCCAACTGTTATTGGAGCCGCCCCATGGCCGCAGTAAGAAGAAAAACCCCCGCTGCAAAGGCCACGACCAGCCAAGCGGCGCCCGAGCCTGAAACCATCGAAATCACCGACCCCGTCGAAGTCCCTCCCGGTTTCGTGGCCATCTGGACCGACAGCGGGGCCACCTGCATCAGCTTCGCTGGCGTCGTGCATGAGACGGTAGGCAACGGTGTTTTCCACGTCCCCGCCGCCGCTGTGGCTGATCTCGTGGGTTCCCACGGGTTCTTCCCGGTCGAGGGCTGAGCGATGGCGCTGGGCGACCTGACGACACTGGACACCGCGCTCGCGTGGCTCCACCTGGACAACGACGAAAACGACACGATCACGCGGCTGATTTCGGCAATCTCCACGCAGACACAGCAGTTTGTGAGCTACGCGTTTGCCTCACAAGGCTACGACAGGTTTTTCAACGGGCGCGGCTCCCGGTCTGTGTCCCTGCCTGACAGCCCGATCACTGCGGTCGAGTTGGTCGAACTCTGGGGCCGCCCGGTTCCGCCGCGCGCCGGAACAATCCCCGGCTTCGTGTTCGACGAAAACCGCGTCATGGTCGATGCGCCCTATGTGTTCGACCGGGCGATGCAGAACGTCCGCATCAAATACACGGCTGGGTATGCGACGACTCCCGCAGATGTTGAGCAGGCCGTCTTGATGTGGCTCAAGGCAACGCTGGACACGCAAGAAAACGGCGCAAACGTCTCCGAGCTTCGGGCAGGCGATCATCAGATCAAATACGCCAACACGGCGAACATAGGGCGCGGATTCATCGTCCCCATGCCCGTGCAGGTCTACGCAATATTGCAGCCGTACCAACGGGTTATTCCGGTGTAGCGCTGCACTCAGCACGAGAATTTCCTTGAGAGTCTATCTATTTGGGACAGTCGCAGCTCGCGCGCCCCGCACCACGATGGCCGTCCGCCCTGGCACACGTCCCGCGTCCGATCCCGATGAGTGGCACAAAGACGGCAAGCCCGTGCAATTCACCGTCGAGTTTCGGTACGGCGAAGCTGAAGTTCCAGCCCCGCTCGCCAGATACATGATCCGCCACGGTATGGCGAAAGCAACACGGCTAGTTCTTCCGAGTAAAATCAGGGCGGCGTGACCGATGAGCTTTCTCTTTCCCCACAAAATCGACGTGCGGCGGCCAAACAGCCACGCAGCGCTCCCACGCGCTCCCGCTGTAGTTGCGACACTCGGTTATGGCGGCGTTGAGCCATCGGATGAGTCCACGGTGCTGCGGAGCATCCCCGCATCGATCCAACTCAAAGGCGGCGCGGGCGAACGTCACAACCCGCTCCCGGCGGACACTGCCGCGATGGGGTCTTGGGACGTCTACATTCCGAGACGCGCGGTTGCGCAAGGCAAGATCAAGCCGCGCGATATCGTGGTTGATGAAGCTGGCGAGCGGTATCATGTGACGCATTCGTATTGGTCGCCTCTTGGACATAGACTTCGTTGCCGGTTGCTCGAAGTGTAGCACAGACTAACACCGCAAACATCAGAATTCAGGCCGCCTCGTGCGGCCTTTTTTATTGGGTATCCCGTGCCTGATCTAGAAGAAGTGTCAGAAACGCTCGCGGCGAACATCGCGGCGCTTCTGGCGAACGACGACGGGTCGCCCAAGAACGGCGCGCATACCGCCGTGTTCGCGGGATGGCCGGTTCCGAGCGATCTGAAAACGGCTCTCGCGGCCGGACACGTCTGCGTCTCGGTCTACCCCATGCCGGGCGCCACATCGAACGTCACACGGCACGCTCCCGAGTGGGTGCTGAAGACGCCATCCATCATCACGACCACGGCGGCGGTCACGGACAACACCATCACATTCGCCGGGGCGATCACATTGCCGCTGAACGTTGGCGTCCAGGTGGGGCCTATCCAAGCGGCATACGCGGCTCAAGTCGGCGGCACGCTTGAGACCCTGGCCACGGGCGTTGCGGTGGCGCTCCAGGCTGAGGGCATCCCTGCCACAGCAGCCGGACCAACGGTGGTCATCGGCAGTCCCGACGCGGCGCGCGTGACACTGGGAAGCCGCGCTGTGTTCTGGCGCGAGAGCGTCCAAGTCAAGCAGGTCTACAACATCGGCATTTGGGCTCCAAGCCCCGCGCTGCGCAAGGCAACTGCGGCGGCGTTTATTGGCAATCTCTTCGCCGATCCAAGAAAAACCCTCACGGATGGGACTACGGGAATACTCCTATACCAGCGTGAGACTGTGTCTGACCATAGCGAACTCGAAAATTTGTACAGGCGGGATGTGTTCGCCTCCGTTGAGTACCCCATCATGGAAACGACAGAGGCTTGGGATGTGGTTGTAGCAACAAGAACCACTGAAGTTGTTGCTTCGATATAGCAATTAAGATGGCCGTTGCTACGGCTTAATAGAGGAATTCCACCATGATTACGGCTTATGGGGACGTTAACAATAACGCCCTGAGTGTTCCTGGCGTTTATGTTGAGATTGTCCCGCCGCAGATTGCAAATCTGAACGGCGTGCCCACCAACATCGGCGGCTTCGTCGGAACTGCAAGCTGGGGGCCGGTCAACGCTCCCATCTCCTTCAGCGACGCACAGGGCGGCTTCCGCGCGTTCGGGCCGATGGTCAATCGCGCGCACGATCTGACCACAGCCATCAGCGTGGCGGCATTGCAGGGCAACGCAGGCGCATTCGTCGGCGTGCGTGTGACCGATGGCACCGACACCGTGGCGACCGGCACTATCGGCGATCACGGCAACTCCACGTTTTGGGCCACCATCCGCGACGCCATCAACTCCGGCGCTGGCGTGTCGCGCGGGCCGTCTCAGCTCATCACGGCTGTGGCGTCGTCCACCAACCTCACGCTCAACGCCAAATACTCGGGCTCCTACGGCGCGAACATCAGCGTCACGCTGGGCAAGGGATCGAAGGCGGGCAGCTACAAGGTCACCATTGGCGCTCCGGGCCTCACCCCCGAGGTGTTCGACAATCTCGCGGCTGGCGTCGGCGGCGCTGTGGCGGCAACGGGCGGCATCGCCTTCACGGTCAACCCAACGGCGACCAAAGTGGTCACGTTGAGTGGGACCACCATCACCTTTGTGGCTTCCGGCGCGACCGCGCTTCAGTGCAACGTCGGCGCGACATTGGCCGACACCATGGCCGCATTGCTCGTGAAGCTGCGGGCATCGACGGACACCCAGCTCGTCAAGTTCAGCTATGCCACGAGCGGGAACACCCTGCTTCTGGAAGCTGTCACCGCAGGCACGGCGGGCAACTCCCTGACCACCGTTACTGACGTGGTTGGAGCCACCGCATCGGGCGCGACGCTGTCCGGTGGAGCCGCTGTCATGTCCGCCCCGACACTGGTGGCGACCACCACGCTCACAGGCGGCACAGACGGCGCTACGGGCGTCACTGGCACGCATCTGCTTGGCTCCGACACCGTCACCCCGCGCACGGGCATGTATGCCTTGCGCAAGAAAGGGTGCTCGGCGGCTTGCCTGGTGGATTGCAGCGACCAGACCACGTTTGGCGCACAGGCCTCGTTCGGCTTGGGCGAAGGCATCCTGATGTACATCTGCGGCCCGGCTGGCGACACCATCGCCAACGCGGTCTCGGTGAAAGAATCGGCGGGCATCGACACCTACGCGCTGGTCTACGCGTTCGGCGATTGGCCAACCTTCAACGACACCACCAACCAGATCCAGCGGAAGATTTCCCCGCAGGCGTATTTGGTCGGCCGCAGGATCAACCTGTCGCCCAACAACTCAGCGCTGAACAAGCCAATCTTCGGCATCGTCTGCACTGAGAAGAGCGCGGCCAATCTCGTGTACTCCGATGCGGAGATCGGGGAACTGTACCGCGCGGGCTTCGAGCTGATCACCAACAACCAGCCGGGCGGGAACTACTTCGGAGCCAGGACCGGGCGCAACTCCAGTTCGGACAACGGCACGCACAACGACAGCTACTCCAGCATGACCAACTACATCGCCCGGACTATCGACGCGGGCATGGGGCGGTTCATCGGCCGGTTGCAGTCGCGCCGTCCGGACGATCCGCTGCGCCGCGACGTGCGCGCCACACTGGATGGCTTCTTCTGGACGATGGCCGATATGAAGCCGACGCCCATGATTGACGATTTCCTCGTGGCCTGCGACCGGACCAACAACTCAGACACCACCATCGGCAACGGCTACGTCTACGCGCGCATCCAGGTTGTGTTCATGAGCGTCGTGGAGTTCTTCGTGGCGACGATTGAGGGCGGGCAGACTGTGGTTATTGAGAAGCAGAGCACTACTGTGCAGTGATATCCGGCCAACACTAGCAATATCATCCGCTGATAGAAAGTTTTGAGCGATGACGATCAATTATTTAAATGTTGGCAAGGATCTGACCGTTGACCTTGTTGACCCCATGACAGGTGGAGCGCAAAGCTTCGCCATCATCACATCATTCGAATCCAAGGCGCTAACCAACAAACTTAAGTCAGTTAGTCTTGACGGTATTAGTCGGTATGGGACGGAATACAACGGGTTCGAAGGAACTATTACGCTAGACCGCGCAACACCAGCAATGGACAACTTCTTTGCTGAGCGTGAGCGTCTTTATCATTCTGGCGTAAATATGATCCCGATGACGCTCACTGAAACTATCCAAGAGCAAGATGGCTCATTTACAACGTGGCGCTATTACGGCGTTGACTGTGAATTTCCCGAGCACGGGACTTGGAAGAACGGCGGACTGATTGTCCAGAAGCTTAGCTTTCGTGCTTCTGGACGGCTTAAAGTCTAAGGTTTTCGCCGAATATACTTGAGAATTTAGCGAAAATTGCGTAGAAATAACGAAGCCGCACAGCGCTATCAACACTGTGCGGCTTCTGACACACAACGAGATGGAGCCTCGCCATGGCTAGGAAAAAACGTACTTCGCCCGAAACTTTTGTCAAGCCAGTCCTCACGCAAGCGCGCGTCCGGGAGCTTTTTTGCTACAACCCTTATACAGGGGAACTCACCAGAAGGACCAGTAGGGGCGGAAAGGCAGCCGGTAGCGTTGCTGGCACACTTCGCAAAGACGGTTACATCGGTATCGCTATAGATGAGGCTGAATACCTCATACACCGGGTGATGTTTCTCTATGTACATGGATACATGCCAGCAGAAGTTGACCATAGAGATCTAGATAAGACCAACAACTGCATTGGCAACCTCAGAGCGTCGAGCCGCCAGCAGAATATGGAAAATGTAGGCATTAGGAAAAACAATACAAGTGGGTTTAGGAAAAACAATACAAGTGGGTTTAAGGGTGTAACTTGGCACAACGTTAATTTACAATGGCAAGCCAGAATTGCTGTTGGTGGCAAGAGAAAATCTCTTGGTTATTTTAATACCCCTGAGGAAGCCCACAAGGCATACTGCAAAGCAGCAAAGGCCCACTTCGGAGAATTCGCGCGAGTAGCATAAGCCCCACCCCACCCGAAACCAAAGCAACACAGAGCGACATCGAAACCCGACCGAGAGGCCGGGTTTTTTGTTGCGCGCAACACCACGGAGCAAAATCATGGCCGGATTAAAGGTCAGAGACAACGTCGCCCCAGAGGCCCCCGCAGAGACTACCACACCCGCCCCCAAGGATGAGAATAGGACCGAGGTTGCCACCGACAGCAAGGGCAGGCGCATCGGCGTTCGCCCCACAGACCCGGTCGGCCTCTTCGACATCACGCTGATGCTGGGCGAAAACGCCAGCAATTCCGCCGCACTCAACCAAGCGTTGGTCGCGTGCAGCGTCGTTTCCATCAACGGCGAAGACGTGCGCCCCCCGGTCACGATGCTCCAGCTTCGCGCCCGGATGGCATTGCTCGGCTTCCACGGATACTCGGCGGTAAAAGAGGCGCTGGACCGCTTCGTTAGCGATGAGGAAGAAGTCGCGGGAGTTGAAGCCGCAAAAAACTGAGCCGCGCGTCGGGCTTCAGGGATTTCTGCGCTCTCCTGAAGAACGGCGTGCCATGGGAACATGCTTACGGGATGAACCCTTACAAGCGGATGGCGTTTTTGATTACCTTCGGGGAGCTGGAGGGGCGCAAATTCGACTGGCACTCTATGTCTTGGCTGGAAGAAAAGTAAACCACCCCACGGCTAAAGCCGGGGGCTTTGTCCCTGTACTAGGCGGCGGATTTTAGACCGCAATGCCGTTCCGAGACTTGAGGCCAGTTTACTTTGGCCTTGGCGCTGATATTCCGCGCCGCGTTAAGATCAGCGTGGGCTTCATGCCCGCAATGCCGACATTTGAACTCTGATTGACTGCGGCGGTTGGCTTTGTCAACTACGCCGCAGGCGTTGCACATCCGAGATGTATTTCGCGGATCAACGGCAAACACTTCAACACCCGCCAGTTGGGACTTGTACTCTATGAACTGGCGAAGCTGAAAGAAGGACCATCCGTGTATACGAGCCCGCTGACGCTTATGAAGCCGTATTCTGTCGCGAATTCCGCTCAAGTCTTCGAGCGCAATCCCGCGTCCAGTGCCTTTGGCTGTCTCAACGAGATGCTTGGAAATGCAATGATTAGTGTGCGCCCGGAACCGGGCTTCCTTTTTGGACTGGCGTTTAAGCTTGCGTCTGATGCTTTTCGGCCGCTTTCCCTTGGCCTTGACTGCTGCGGCGGCCTTCTGAAGCGCGCGGCGCGCGGTAGCGAAACGCTGGCGGCAAGCCTCAATGGCGTCGCCAGACAAGAGATCGCCGTCGCTCGTGGCTGCAATGTTGGCCACTCCGAGATCAACGCCGAGAAAATCCGTAGTTGGCGTCTTGGTCCCGTCCGGCAACGTCACTGTAACGAGCAAGAACCACAGCCCGTCCTTGCGCCGGACAAGATCGCATTGACCTTTGGCGGCGGTAAACCGCTCAGACTGATACTGCCCCATGACGAACGGAACAATGATGCGACCCTTGAGCGTCAGCAACGACACACGGTCAACGCCCTTGAACGACATCATGCGCTGGTCAAACGGCATGGATGCAAATGGTCGGAAGCTTACGCGCTTCGTCTTGTCGCGCTTGTACGCCTCACATGTCTGCGCGATACAGCGAACAGCCATCTGAGAGGAAAGGCTGAAATTGGCGCGAAGCTCAGCATAATGAAGCTTCTGAAGCTCAATCTTATTCGTGCATCGGATATCGAACGCCTTACCTGCAAGCCAGTCGGCAGCGCGGTTAAACGCGCGCAACGTCGCCTCAAGATCGGCGATCTGCTCTTTCGATGGCAACAGTTGTGTTTGCAGGGTCATTTTCATTCCTCATGCATAGGCTGAAAACGTCACAATGTCAATCTTAAAACAACAAGACGCGCATTCCTCCCCACGCATAAATGCGGGGGCTTCCAGCGCAAGCGGATTTGCTTCGGTGACGATTTGCGAGGCTACCAATGTCAACCCCAGGTGTGTTTGCGTCATTCCTTGTTGGTGTCGTCGCAGGGTTGCGGCATGATAGGGCATGCATTCTTGACGCTGCGGCCGAGATTATTGAGCGAGACGCCAAAGCGATCATAGGTACGCATGATGCTGGCTGGCCTCCGCTCCTGACAGAGACTATTGCCAAGAAGAAGACCGGCGACAGCCCCCTGCTTGAGACCGGCGAACTGCGCGAAAGCATCCAACACACCGTTGTCGGAGATCACGCTTACGTCGGAAGCAACAGCGACAAGGCCGTGCACAACTTCCTCGGAACGGTGCACATCCCGGCGCGCGATCCGCTCGTGCCAGCGGCGATGCGGTGTGAGGCGGAGGTGACTGCGAAGGTGGGGAAGATTGTATTCTCGGGTCTGACGAAGGGTTAACGGCGTATTGTCACCGAATATTTCGCATTTTCGCGCCAAGTTTAAGCTTTGTTCTAATAACTCAACTCGCATTTCTCGCCATCTGATGTTATTCCCGAAAGATGATTCGCCCAACCTTGGCGACAAACAATAGGGGATCGATGGCAGATGGCGATAATTCAAAGGTTTGCGGCTTGCTCTTTTATGGGAATGTTTGCGGTTGCTTTGTGCGCGGGTGGTGCGGCGGCTGGGCCTGCGGACGCCCGCCCGGACCTGTCGAAACCGCTCCGTACTCGCGTTGGGGCGCCCATCTGTGTGTCTCGTGAGGAATTGCAGGTTCTGATTGGCGGCGGAGAGAGCGACTCGTGCCTTCAAGCCGCGAAGGAGGTCACGGTCACCGTGTCCGAGCGGCCTGCTGTGTTTTCCGACATTATGCGCATTAGATTCAGAAGTTATGACGGAAAGCTCCTTGATGTATGGACTTTGCACAATGCCCTACAGAATTAGCTGAGATAAAAAACAAGAATAGTTTGAAAAAGGCCCGGCGATGAACCGGGCCTTTTGCGTTTTCCCCTCATAGACTACTTCAAGGCTATTTAAAAATGAGCAGTCCTTATCATATAGCCTTGGAGATCGCTCTTCACGACGGCGCGTCATCTGGTATCGCGGGCATTGCCAGACAAATGCTCGGCCTACAGGGTTCCGTCGATAAAGTCACCAAAGGGTTCGACGCCATTAAAATCGGCATCCTTGGCGTTGCCTCAGTGATGGCTGGCGGCGCCATCCTGCATGGGATGGGCGGCATCGTGGACAAGGGCAACGAGCTAGTCCGCGTCCAGCAAGCCATGAAGCTGGCTGGCGTGGACGCCCTCCAGGTGCAGGAAGCCACGAACAAGGCGTGGGAGCAGACCGGCAAGTACCTGAACGTCAGTTCAGTCGATGTGCTGAAAATGATCAACGACAGCAGAATGATCTATGGTGATCAAGTTGAAGCCACCCACAAGATTGAGCCATTTGTCCGAAGTGCAGCCATTCTGAAAGCTATCAACCCTGAGAAAGGTGGCGAGCACGCGGACGCCATACGCGGCGAAATGTTTGCAGCCATAAAGAGTGGTGAACTTGCTGGCAAACTGACGACCAAGGAGATGGGGGAACATGTTGATCATCTGACAGCTATGAAAGTAGCGTTTGGCGAACAGATCAGCATTTCACAGTATTTGACTGCGCAAAGGGCTGCTGGCGTCTCCATGCGCAATGTTGATGATAATTTTCGATATGGTGTTTTTCCCGCTTTGGTCCAGGA